TTATAAGTCCACTGGGCCAGCATCACGGCACCGGAGCTCGTTTCTCCTGAATAGTCATCTTCCAGCTCGATCACGTCTCCGAGATCGAGAGCGATGAAAGCAGGAAGCATTGAAGCCTTGAACGGAGTGTAAACCATCTGTTTAACGACTGCGACGATGTTCTCAACACGTCTCGTTATAGCTTCAGGTGTTCCGTATTGTAAGAACGGCTGATTTCCGAGCTTCATTACAAGTCCGTCACCTTCACCGATGACCTTGACTATCTTAGTCTGTGCGTCGACGTAGGAAACGAAATCATAATATGAATCGAAATCTGATATCTCGGTACCTGACATTCTTCTCGCTTTCGGGATCCTGATAACAGATATGTTATCAAAGCTCCTGAGCTTCCATGTACCTAATCGATCAGCATAAGCAAAGCCTCCGACCATCTGAGCGATAGCACTCATCAGGTCTCGGAATGTGGTCATATCGTTATCTTCATAAGGTGATAAGACCTCAAGTCCGTTAGGAAGGGCTTCACATTCCTCCTGAGTCATTCCGAAGCTCGCTCCGGTCTCTGACTCAATGTATTTACAAAAATAATAAAGTGTTCCGCTCGTCTGGTCGATCGTGAGATTCTTGTCGGTCTTTGAAAGAACATCATAAGCAGTTATCACGATTCCTGCTGCAGTTCTGATCGCCTCAGCGATATAGAAGACTCCGACAGGAACATCTTCGAAGACATCCTCACCGGATTCTTCATCGATCTTCAGACCGTCATAGAGGACGATCTTCTTTCCGTAGTAGTCACCACGGTCGAGAAGGTCGACCAGGAGCGTGAGCTTCAAGACACCGATATTAACTGATCCCAGAGCCACGTTTTTCTGCGAACACTGATTCTTATAGGAAACTCCTATGACATCAGCCTCCGTGAATGAATATGTATCGTCCAGGAGGCCCACAAGCCTGTGAGTCTGTATCTGGTCGAGCATCTTCGCTCTATAAGCTTCTGAGACGTTAAACATATCTTAAAACTCCGTAACTGAAACTGAACACTCGAATAGACCATCGACGGAACTGAGCCACTCAGAACCCTCGACAGTGTTTTCCGAGAAATCTCTTACTCTAACCCGATAAGTCTTCCCCTGATATGTCATCATAGTCGACTCATCGTGAGTAAGTCCCTCGAGGATGTCTCTCTTAGCAGGAGACAGGTCGAAGCTGAAGCTCCAAGAGTTCTTCGCAGGACGGACCACCGTGACGAGGTCCGTTCCTGCTTCGCTCTGGGAAACATTTTCAATCGTCTTTGAAGTTCTCGAAGGAACTTTCGGATTCGGGAAGACTTCATTATTAAACTTTAAAAAGTTACCTAACATTAGTGTCCTCCTGACGTATAGTTATTCCTATCGATAGCGTCCAGAACGACAGTGTCAACGAGATCGCCTCCGATATAGATCGGAGCGACGATCGTTACACTACCTTCAGACGAAGCAGGACCGGCAGCATTAACGATAGCCTTTTCGATTCTCGAAAGGCCACCGCTATAGTCAACCGTCTGGTGAACTTCGCTTCTAGTTGCTACCTCGTAGGAATTATCCATTCCTGAATCGATGATGCCGGCAGTCTTATAGAGTGCTTTCTCAAGCTCTCCCTGCTGCTTATTCATCGAGTCGATGAAGCTCTGGATCATGTCACCGCCTGACTCGTTAAAGTCTGAGAGCGGTCCCATATCAGGCTCAGAGAAGTGTAAGAAGTCAGCAACCTTCTTAGCTGCTCCCTTCGCTGCCTCACCGAGCTTTCCGAACATTGACTTGATTCCGTCGATGAAGTTCCCGATCATGTCAGAGCCCCATCCTTTTGCACCCTCGATGATACCGTCAAAGGCTGCCTGGAAGCTCTTGAGAATGTCCTTCGCTCCGTCACCTGTGATATATTTACCCATCTCGATAACAAGCGTTATGAGGGCTTCTATGATGGCTCCAATAATGGCCGGCAGATTCGTGATGATGCCTGTGATAAGAGTGAAGCCAGCCTCAATAATGGAAGGTAAAGCGTCACCAGTCAGGAACTTCACGATTCCCATGATTATCTCAGGAAGCCGTTTTATGATCTCCGGGAGATATGTGACCAGACTTTGAGCCAGAGTCAATATCAAGGTCAGGGCTGCCTGAATTATCATCTCCAAGCATCCGCTCGACAAAAGTGTCTCTACCAGAGTCAAGACAGCATCTATCGCAGCCGGGATCAAAATCGGAAGGGCTTCTGTCAGTCCACCGAGTAATCCGGTGATTATAGATGTCGCTGCAGATAACAGCTGTTCAATACTCTCAGGTGATAAGAGCTGCTCTGTCAGCGTCATGATAATGGCCAGAGCAGAATCGAGAAGCAAAGGTGCATATTCGATCAGCGAATTGACCAGAGTCATGATGAGCTGTATTGCCAGCGGTACCAGGACCGGAAGGAGCGTGACAGCTGAATTTACGACGGACTCGAAGAGCGAACTGAAAGCGGAAATGAATAATTCAGCATTTTGAGCTATCGAGCTCGCCAAATTCTGAAGCAGACGTCCGGCCATCTCTATGAGCTGTGGTGCGACTGACATCGCAACCGGGAGAAGGGCCGAAAATACGGATTCGACTATCGTGAGGATCTTAGGGATATAAGATTCCACTATAGAAACCGCTCTCGGAGCGAAATCTTCAATTATGCCGGCAATAGCGTCGATGTCTCCACCTGTACTCGAGAGAGCACCGGAGAAGTCACCGAGCAGGCTTACTGCGTCTCCGCTGAGGTCCGTCAGAAGAGGAAGAAGAACTTGTCCGAAGGACTGTTCTACTGCCTGGGCTCCGTTCGTGAGCCTCTGCATATTGTCATCGAGAGCTCCGAAAGCGTCGATGGTCTCGGAGTCCATGACATAACCGACCTGATGGGCCTCGTCAGCGAGGGCTCTGAAAGTCTCGCTTCCTGCCAGGATGAGCGGATTTAACTCCTTAGCTGACTTCCCGAAGAGGGACATGGCAGCTATATCACGCTCGCTTGAATTCTCTATCTGGCCAAGAGCATCAATAGCCTCCCAGAATACCTCTTCAGCGTCACGAACATTACCATTCGAATCTTTGAATGATATACCGAGAGCAGAGAAGGACTCCTGAGCTGATTTTGAACCTGATATAGCAGATCCGAGAGTCTTTTCTAATTTTGTAAGTGAACCTGTGACCGTAGAAGTATCTACGTCAAGAAGTTCTGCTGCATAGTTTAATTCCTGAAGAGTGTCAGTCGAAAGACCTGTCGTCTTTGACAGTGTACCAAGCTCGTCAGCAAGCTTCGATGTTTCCATCGTAGTGTTTGCGAGAGCGGTACCAGTAGCGACTACTGCCGTTCCGACAGCTGCACCGACAGCTGCGGCAGCAACTACAACGGCCTCGAGAGCCTTAACGGCAACTTCTCCGGCAACCTCAGCAGCCTCACCAAGTCCCTCAAAGGACTCGGAAGACTTCTCGACATTATCTCCTGCGTCTTCTGCAGAATCACCGACATCCTGAAGATCGCCACTGGCTTCTTCAGATTCCCCGGATAACTCGTCGAGTGTTGCTCCTGTAGTTGCAATCTCAGCTTCAAGTTCAGCCATCTGAGATGCTGTGAGCTGTGCATCTTCAGGAAGATCAGAAAGTGCGTCCTGTTGTACTTGCTGCAGGATGTCCATCTTCTGAGTGACGAGATTCGTCTTATCAGCAAGGACCTGTTGTCTAGCAGCGAGTAAGTCGACATTCGTAGGATCGAGTTTGAGGGCCTTGTCCAAGTTCTTAAGGGCTGCATCGTCCTTCTTGATCTGGCTCTCTACGTCCTGAAGTGACTTGACCAGTCCGCTGGTCTTTCCTTCGATTTGAATGGTAATACCTTTAATCGTACTTGCCATTATTACTTACCTCGTCATGTCAACGAGGGAAAAGAGCATCGATGTCAGCTTGAGTGGCCATCTTAGGCCAGTCATAGTTATCATTCGATCTCTCGGTCAGAATTCCAAAAATCTGGCCGCATGAATAGAACCTCAGATCTTGTTTTCTTATTCCAAGTTCTAAGGCTCTAAGCTGGAACAGACTCGTCGTCATCGGACGAATCGTCGCTGCGGCCATTACTCGTTTTTTACCGAGACAGGGACCTTCTGATCGAGATTGACCTTTTCCCAGATCGCACTCATTGTGTCTTTATCAATGAAAGCTCCGGGCTCACAAGTGGCTAACCAGCCATAGTAATCCTCTTTGCTTCCGTTATATTTCTTCTTAAAGAGAAGTGAACCGATATAAGCGATCCTTGAAGTGTATTTCCTCATCAGAAGACCGACTGAGATGTTATAGTCAGTGATTTCCTTCTGTTCGTCTTCGTCGAGAAGTGAATAATCCTGAACGGCCTTTTCGACTGTCTCTCCGTTTTCATTCTGTTCCTTCACGAACTTTGTCGCTCTGGTCCTCAATGCCTGGATCCTTCCATTCGGTCTGATCTTAGCCAGGACTGCGAAAAAGTCTTCACCGAAGACGGATTCGAATACTTCATAGAACGCTGCGTTGATTTCAATTTTGTTTACGTCGAACATATACTTTTTCTCCTTTATTCAATAGAAAGGGGAAGCTCCGTATAAGAGCTTCCCCTCTTTAACCCTTATAAAGACCTGTTATCAGGACTCGCCACTAAAGCTCGGCTCCGGAACTGCTGTGTAGAAGTTCGCATAAGCCTGTGCGTCTGTGTTCTTGCCTGTGCAAGCCTTGATGAGATGCTTCTCAACTCCGTCGATCGTGACTGCATCAGTTCTGGGAACAGCTCTGAAGGAGACTGTCTCAGTCTTGACTTCGAGATCACCATTAACGTCTACAGTGTTTGAAGCAACTGCAGGACGAGAAGCGAGACAAACCTTGTAGAAGCAATATCTACGAGCGGAAATGTCTGTCTGGAACTCGAACATGAGAGCGAAATAAGAGATCTCGTCCTTATCTGTCTCAACGATGAGGCCGTTATCGTCTTCCTGCTCACCGAGCGAGTTGACCTTTACGTCTTCAGGAATCGATGCAGACTCGAAATCGCCCTCATAGCCTCTGTTATTAGAAAGAGCATAGTAAGCGATATTATCTGCTGAGAAGAAAGTCGGATTTCCTGAAGGATCGAGCTGCATATTAACAGCTCCGGGCCACTTCTTAGGTGTGCCGTAAGATGTTACGACATTTCCCTGAGCGTCAGTGGTCTCTGTAAGTGGTGCGTAATGCACATTTGAAAGGCCGTAAAAGACCTTTGCTTCCCTATTTTCAGGCATTTAAGATTCCTCCTAAAAAAGTAATATCAAAATAGGTCTCAGTGACGTGCTCGTCAGAGTCATCGACTAAAGTCACGCTATAAGGAAGCGAGTTAGCGTCGAGGATCCCCTTCAGAGTCGCATGAAGAGACCAGTTGCGGACCTCACTCTCGACCAGATTGAGTCTGAGTGAAGTAGTTTCAGCGTATGTTTTGTTGTCTGCTGCAAAGTTCGGATTCGTGACATCTCTGAACACGATATAAGGACAAGCGGTACCATCAGGAGCGATACCGAGATGAACGTCGAAGCCATTATTTTCAAGAATTGTCTTAAGTGAACTAATCGTCATAATCTACTCTCCAGTTCCTTGATAATGTCTTCCGTGACCATCTCTTCTACAGGCTTGATATGAGGTCTTCCCTGGACTCTTCCGACCTTCTTTCCGTCACGGATGATGTCGTGACCATTTTCGAGAAGGTGTGTCAGTCCGGGCTTCTTGTTGTAGACGATATATCGACCTTTTTCTTTTTTAACGGCCCACGATTTCGCATATTTTCCTGTATCTGCAGGAGAAAGCTGAGTGAGAGCCTTTTTTGCCTGTTGTGCTCCGTTCTTCATGACCTCGTCGACCGTCTGATTTACATCTGACGTATATTGAGCGAGGACATTATTGATCTGAGCTGTAAGACTATCCATTTCCAACCCTCGAACCGTAATACAGTTCTATCCAGTCATTATCAGGCTCAAAAGTACGATAGATCGAATATACTGTCATATTCTGATTTATGTCTTTGAATCCGAGGAGCTTTTCTCCGTGATAGTCTGCAGAGTTCATCTTGATCGAACCCTGCGGTCTTAATCCGGCCTGATCTGCCTGGAAGAACTCATTCTGATAAGTGCTGCTCTGTGTCCCGATAGCTTCGGTCTGTGTCTTGATGGTCACTGTCTGACCTGTCTGATCTTTTGATCGTGTCTCTCCCAAAAGGAAGAAAGAAACATCTCGAGCCATTTTTCCTCACCTCAGCAAACAATTTTAAGATTCAGAACCACTCGGAGTCGCTCTTCCAAACGCTCTGCAGTTCAAGCGGTATTTAAGGGAAGCCGGCATCACTGTCGGCTCCCTTCTTGATAACCACTGCCAGCGAGCGTAGTCGATAACGAGCTCTGAGTCTATGTCTGATGATGTATCGACATCTTCACCGACGAACTTACTGACTTCTTTTTCAGCGACTGTCAGGAGACTTGTAAGTCTTTCATCGTAAGCTGTCGAGTTGATAATTCCGATGTCGATTTTTAATCTCGTCAAGAGGACGTTATCATTAACTTCACTCATGGTCTGATCTCCTTAAATATCAGGATTCAGGATCGTCCTGTCC